GACAGGGGTCGAGGAGTTGGACAACTTATACGCTCCACGCAAAGGGTATCCGCTTTTCATTGCTGGTGCGCCACATCATGGTAAGTCCTTATTTGTAAAGTGGCTTTTGGTTACATGGAGCGAAAAGTACCAATGGAAACATTTTGTGTACATGGGCGAAGAGGGCGGTCCGGAAGAGCTGGCAATCGACCTTGCGGAGATGCATGTAGGTGTCCCGGCGCGGAAAAAAAACTTTCGCGGAGAGAATCAAGAATGCATGGAAGACGAAGAGTTCGAAGTGGCTTTGCAGTGGGTAGAAAAGCATTTTGTTTTTTACGACCCGGACGCTTTGCAGAAAGACTTTTCTCCAGCAGACTTCTATGCTTCCTGCGCATCTACAGAATACGACACGACTGTCCTGGATCCTTGGAACGACGCACACAGGGATTTATCGACAGCAGGAGGTCGCGAAGATGTTTGGTTGACATCAGAACTGAAAAAGGTCAGGCAGCACAGCAAGACATGGGACAGAATTGACATCGTCATAAACCACATTGCAAAGCTCCACGCGGACAGCACGACTGTAAGTGGCAAGCGTTATCAGAAGCCAGCGTTACCACAAGAGTGGGCTGGTGGTCAAGCTTGGTACCGTCGTGCATTCACGATGCTTCTTGTATACCGACCGCCAGTTGGCGAAAAGATGCGAGATGGCGAGGAAGAAATTAGGGATGGTGAGACATGGATTATCAATCAGAAAACCAAGCCCAAAGGCAGTGGTAAGCTTGGAAGAGCAAAGCTGTTTTTGTCTCGGCGTTCAAACAGGTTCACTCAATGAGCCACAAACGACCTATACCTTATCGCACAAGAGACATTTCTGATTTGGAACGCATGTCAGACCGTAGCTATGCACACGGCATGGCTCTGTCTATCGATGCGCAATTGGAAACAGGAGAAACTCCGGACCCAAAGCTCTGCTTACTGGCAGCACAAAACATGCGCGACCAGTTGTATAAGATCCTGGATCAATGCTTTTTTTTGGAACAGCAACTTGATGCGTACAAGAGCAGTATCAACGCAGAGAGAAGCTTGAATCTGAAGATAACTATTGAGAACCGAACGCTGACAGAGCGCAATGCCAGTATGGCAAAAGAGAACAGAAACCTGAAGAACAACATTGCTGAATATTTAGAGAAAAGATGACGGAAGAATTTGACGTAAATGACGAATATGACGGCATTGATGACAATGTCGAGATACTGCTTGAAGCTGCAAAGGAAGACCCAAACCAAGCCTACATATACATTCGTGTAAAAGCTAATCCTGATGAGGAGGAGCTGTTGGTAGAAAGAGATGTGTCACGGGATGACCACCCCGGAATGAGTCATTTGCACACGCCGAACACAGACCAACTTAGTGTTCTGACTAATGGCTCTGAGGCCCAAATCTCCATTATGTTTTTGGAGTTGTTTGAGATGGATCCGATTTTTATGGAAGCAGTCATAAATGCTATCCACACGTTACAGAAATTTAGAAACCAATAAACACATAAGATGGCAAAACTGACTGAAACAAAGCGCAAGGAAATGCGCAAGCTTTTTGAAGACAATGGACTTACTGCTGATGACGTCTTCCAGCACAAGCACTTCGTAATTATTACGCGTTCGGGCATTGAGAAGATCCAGGCCAAAAAGCAGATTAGCGTATACTTCAATGAGGTAGTAATGGAGCGCGACTTTGTAGTGTTGAAGGCGACTGCGTCTATGGAGGATGCTTGGTCAGAAGTGGAGACCTACGGAGAGGCTGGACCTGAGAACTGCAAGAACACATACTATGTGATGACTGCGGAAAAACGCGCCTTAAGCAGAGCTGTACTTAAGATGGTTGGTCTGTATGAACACGGAGTTTTCTCCGAAGATGAGGGCATCCAAGATGAGTGATTGGATAGAAGACCTGTTTGACCGCGCAGAAGATGCCGGAAAACCAAACGACCGAATGAAGGGCAGGCTGCTGTACCTGCTCAAACTGTGTCGATATGAGGACAATGTTGAGGAAGACTACGAGATAGAGATATTATCTTCCGACTTCGATATGGTTCGTTATGAAGAGCTTACGACCACCTTTGAGCTAAACAAGCTGGACGTAAACTACGACTACGCTCCATCTCAGAAGGCATTAGCCAAGTGGATTAAACGTGTAGCAAATCTCGAATGAAGCCAATAGTTGCCAGTCTGCTGTCCTCCTTAAACATATCAGACATCTTTAAGACTAAAGGTGATTTGAGGCGTTGGAGTGCAAAGAGAACGATTGGCGGCATATTAGCAATGACTGCCTGTGAGGTGATCATCGTTGAGGGCATAAGTTGGGAAGCTGTCGCGCTTGCTGGAATCAGCGTTATCCCAATCACCGCCTCAATGTTTGAAAATGCAAGCAGTCAAAGTATACAAAATTGATTACAGGCCCGGTGACAGATACCGGGCCTTACTTATGTCAGACCTACACTGGGACAACCCTAAGTGCGACCGGAAGAGACTTAAGAAGGACTTAGATTATGCTGTAGAGCATGACCTCGACATCTTCATTAATGGTGACCTTTTCTGTGCAATGCAAGGCCGATATGATGGACGGCGCATGAAGGGCGACATCCGAGAGGAACACAATACAAATGTGTATCTTGATAGCCTTGTCAGTACTGCAATCAAGTGGTTCGAGCCTTATGCTAAGAACATTAAGTTGATTGGATATGGCAATCACGAAACGGCGATACTGAAGAACTGCGAGACGGATCTTCTTGAGCGTTTAGTAGACGGCCTTAACTCCCGTGGGGCAGACATAACGCTTGGTGGTTATGGTGGATGGGTTGTGTGGTCTTTCTCTCAGCCTCAGCATGGCAATGGGATGCGGTACAAAATGAAGTACTTTCATGGCAGTGGAGGCGGCGGTCCTGTAACTAAAGGTGTCATTCAGAATCAAAGAGCGATGGCCTCAATACAAGGAGCAGACCTGTACACTTCAGGTCACGTTCACGAATCTTATGTGATGACTCATGTCGTCGAAGACTTAACAAATAGTCACGCGCCAGTACTTAGGGAAGTCCTGCACGTTAGGACTCCGTGCTACAAAGAAGAGTATGGTGATGGCACTAAGGGCTGGCACATCATGAGGGGCGCACCACCGAAGCCTTTAGGTTGTTATGTGTTAGACATGACACTACAAACCAAGAAGGTCAAGGCCAAAGCCTACCCGTTGTTGGTGTAACCGTGGCCTGCTTTTTACGTACAAAGATTATGTCGTCTGCTCACGCATGAAAGTGTTGCCAACTATAATCAATGTCAGGGCTTCCAAGGACTTAAAGTTTCTTGAGATTAATGCTGGCCGATGCCCTGTTACTGGCAATCCTCGTGTAGACCATGTCGTAGAAGAAGCGGCAGTAATTGACTTTTTCTTGAGCCCTGCTGTGGTCAATCTTGTCCTTGACAACTGGCCTGAAACCAAGGACGCGGATCCGCCTGAAGCATTTCAAGTGAAAGTTACTTGGATAGATTGAACTTTTGTCCTATCTTCGGCAAATGAGCAATAAGACAATTGAAGATATTTGCACAACACTGCACGACATTCGAAGAGAAAAGAAGGTCAGTTTGAATGTTATGGCTGACTTAGCCGACATTGACAAGTCCACGCTTTCCAAGTACGAGAGGGGCCTGAAACTGCCTAAACTCGATACACTGGAGAAATGGTCAAACACATTAGGGTATACCGTCTCTATCAACCTGCATAAAGCACTGGTTGAAGTTGAAGCTTGAAATAGGTGTTGAACACCTCGACACATTCGTCGAGACCTTTACAGATAGCTGATTGGTATCCCCTATCGAGGAGGTCGTCCCGCCATTGGATTTGAAAAGGGCTGGGGCGGCCTCCTTTCTTTTTAACCTCAATAGCAAGGCCGAAGTAGCCTTGACGCGCCTCATAGAATAAGATGTCAGGGATACCTTTGCGGTAGCCTTGCTTCTTAATCTTCTTGGCCTCGGAAATGCGCATACGGGCACCTCCTACGGTGGCGCAGTAAAGGATGTCAGGATATTGATCCTGGATCAACCTAACGAACTCGCTTTGGACTTCGTGTTCTGACATTTTTTTTAGGTGTCCAGTCTTCTTTGCTGGCGTCAAATCCCGGGCAGAAAGTCGCTCTAAAGTCACGATGGCTAAACACAGGAAGAGGCTTTCCAGTAATGTTCCTCAACTCAGCAATGCACTCAGTTAATGCTGCCTTTTGTTTGGGTGTAATAGTGTTTTTAGGCTCACCATCTTTTAAGCCTCCCACAAAGGCGATGCCAAAGGATATGCTGTTGCGACCTTTGCAATGCGCTCCTCTTTTGTGAATTGGCCTACCTCTGCTTATTGAGCCGTCCGCTTCAATATAAAGGTGGTATCCGATGTCGTGCCAACCTTTACCCTTATGCAGGGCTCGGCACCAATCCACGTTATACTTCTTGTCACACGGCGTAGCAGTGTGGTGTACAATGATTTCCTCAAACAAGGGATTGTAAGCATCCCCGCTGAGGTTAATCTTTGGGGTTTTTCCTTGCATCATTGACGATGGCATTGATGAGTACGTCGGCCCAAGCCCAAACTTGAATCGGTTTTTCGGAGGGAATGAGGTTGCAGATAACTTTGGCAAAAGCCATGAAAGCCACCAGCAGTTCAGCCCAGTTTTGGTAAAGAAAATCAATCATCTATTTTGTTCTTTTGTCGAGTGTGGCGAGCCTTTAAGGCCCTTTCAATGTTCATCCAAATCAAAGTAACGCCTGTCACTACAGTCAAGACAAGTGTAAGATACTCCTCAATGACAGCAAGTGACCAGCTTAAGCCGAATGCATTGAGCAGATTTTCACGGGTCATGAGGCAAGATCGAAACATCACGATACTTTGTTGTAGGACATGGTATGATTATTCTGTGCTGCCGTCTTCAGGATTCCACATTCCATTCAAGGCCCTTGCAATCTCATTGACTTTTGCAATTACTTCAGCGAGAGAAGCTTTTGTGTCCAGCTCGCTTATCGGTGTTTCAGGTACTTTCATTAGTCAACGAGATATAGTCCATAGTTTCCGTAAACATAGGTGGTTGATGCAAGAGAACCTGCGCGGTTTTCAGCAAGAATTAAGATGAAACCACCGGACAAAGCACTTGTGGTTGTAAAGGTGTCAGTGTGGAACTGTGTACTGGATGATCCTGGTGAAATGTCAGAGCTTTTACCAACAAGAGTCAAGGTCACGTTTGCTGTAGAGCCAGTGGTTGGTGTCGCTGCATGCCACATACTCCAGCCCATGGTGCTTCCGTTTGCATTTTGATATCTGCCAAAGAACTTACACCTCACCTTTTTGGAATCAGAAGGAAGTGAATGCCCATAAGCAAATAGCTTGTACGGATTTGTTGTTGCCGTAGTTGTATCAATACTGTGACTTGAGCTGTAATTCCTTAAGGTGCTATTGGTTGGCTCTTGGCTGTGGCTATACCAGTTTGTCGGGCCGTAAGCCGATGACCCAGTCCAAATTCTTTCGCCGTCGTCCGCGCTTGACCATTGCCATCTACCTGACACTTGAA